ACCCACTCGATGAACCTTTCTTCGCCCCTGCGGGGCGGTTGGCGGCTGTAGATGGCGTGTTTTCACCCCCTCCGGGCTTGGCGGACCGGTGGGGGTGTTGTGTTGAAGGAGCCTGCCGGTGAGGCGGGTTCCTTTATGCGCCTGCCCTGTGGCGGGTGCTTGGGTTGTCGTAAGGCGCGGGCCCGGGAGTGGGCTCTGCGCTGTACGCTCGAGCTCCGGGAGCACGAGCGGTCGAAGTGGTGTACTTTGACTTATGACGATGACCATTTGCCGCCGACGTTGCGCAAGCGTGACTTGTCGGGGTTTCTCAAGCGCCTGCGGGCGCGTGGAGAGCGTGTTCGGTTCTTCGCTTCTGGCGAGTATGGGGAGCGCACGGCGCGGCCCCATTATCACGCGATATTGTTTGGCCTCCAGGCTGAATCTGCCGTCGCTTTGTCCTGGCCTTTCGGGTTCGCTCGGGTCGACCCGTTGACTCCCGCGGCGATTTCGTACGTTGCGGGCTACTGCGCGAAGAAGATTGGCTGGAAGTTGGAGAGTGGTGAGCGGGTGGATTTTGAGACCGGTGAGGTCTTTGAGTGGCAAGCTCCGTTTGTGCAGATGAGCCGTCGTCCCGGTATCGGGGCGGCGGCTCGTAAGTTTTCGTCGTCTTGGCGACGGTTTGCGGTTCACGCTGGTTCACCTATGCCTGTCCCTCGGTATTTGCACGCTTCTTGGGCTGAGGCGGCTTCGGATTTGGATGTGTTTTTTTTGGAATCTGAGAAGCGAGCTGAGGCGCGTTTGCGTGATTCTTCGAGGGCTCGGTTAGAGGCAGGTGAGGCTATTGCTGTGCGTTCCGCTGAACTGAATGCTGCGAAGCGGCAGAAGTTGTAGTTCATGTCCCAACGTTTCTACGTTGGACTGGTGTTGCCGTTCTGTCCAACGTAGATACGTTGGCAGATGTTGTTTCCCTTTTTTTCGGAGGTTGTGGTATGTCTGCAAAGTTGCTTTGCGTTGTTCGTGATCGGCTCGCAGAGGCGATTGGTCCGGTAATGTTGTTTCCGGCTGTTCCCGCTGCTATCCGCTCTTTTTCTGATCTGGCGTTGGATCCGCAGACGATGGTGCATCGTCATCCTGCGGATTTTGATCTGTTACAGATCGCCACGATCGATGAGGGGTCTGGGGAGATTGCTCCCTGTTCGCCTCCTGTTGTGCTGATTACTGGCGCGGCGTGGGCTGCCGCGCAGAAGCCGGAGTCCGGTCCTGATGGTCAGCTTTCACTCTTGAAGGAGGCGTAATTTTATGGCTGGCGTGAAGTTGCCTGAGCGCAAGCTGGTTTCTCAGCAAGATCGCTCGATGATCGAGCGTCCTGATATTCCCCGTTCGAAGTTTACGGGGTCGTGGACGCGTAAGCAGTCCTTTGATCAGGGGATTTTGTATCCGTTTATGGTTGATGAGATTTTGCCGGGTGATCATATGCGGTACAGCGTTACCGCGTATGTGCGTATGGCGACGGCGCTTTTCCCGATGATGGATAATCTGCGCCTCGACACGTTTTTCTTTTTTGTTCCGTGCCGGTTGGTTTGGGACAATTGGGTGCGGATGATGGGCGAGCAGGATTCTCCCGGCTCGTCTATTGCGTTTACTGTTCCGCAGTTGAGGTCGGATTCGACGAACGGTTACGGTGTTGGTTCTCTGGCTGATTACTTCGGTATTCCGTGCAGTAACCAGACGGTTCCGGTTCCCAATTTCACGAATGTGAATGCGTTGCCCTTTCGGGCTTACAATCTGATTTGGGATCAGTGGTTTCGTGACGAGAACGTTGATACAGGTGCGTTCTTGTATACGGGCGATGTGCAGCAGGCTGAGGCCTCGTATCCGTTGCAGTATCGTGCGAAGTCGCACGATTACTTTACGTCGGCGCTGCCGTGGCCTCAGAAGTTTACGGCGCCGAGTATTCCCATAGGGACTACGGCGCCGGTTCACGGTATTGCGTCGGACTCTGCTTATCCCGGCCCCGGTGGTCCCTGGGCGGTGAATAATCCGAATACTGGTGCCGCGGAGAATTATGCGTCTGCTTGGCAGACGGGCGCTGTTGGCGGCGTTAACGTCGACAACTTTTTTATTGATACGGCGAATGGTGTCTACGCCGATCTTACTGCTGCGACTGGCGTGCAGATTAATACTCTGCGTCAGGCGTTTTTGGTGCAGCAGTTGTTGGAGCGTGACGCGCGAGGTGGCACGCGTTATACCGAACTTGTGCGTTCGCACTTCGGTGTTGTGTCTCCGGATTCGCGTATGCAGCGTCCGGAGTATATGGGCGGCGGTTCGTCGCCCGTTGTGTTGACTCCGATTGCGCAGACTGCGCCGACGGCTGGTGTCCCGCTTGGCGCCCTTGGCGCTGCGGGTACGTCCGTCGGGAGTCATGGTGCTAGTTACGCGTCGACCGAACACGGTTACGTGATCGGGTTGCTCAGTATTAAGTCTGAGTTGTCGTATATGCAGGGCCTGTGGAAGATGTGGTCCCGCTCGACGCGTTATGATTTTTATTGGCCCGCGCTCGCGGGCCTTGGCGAGCAGGCGATTCTCCGACAGGAGATTTACTGGCGGAGCGTTCCTGCGGAGGACACGGTTGTGTTTGGGTATCAAGAGCGTTGGCAGGAGTACCGCACTCGCGTGAGCGAGGTTGCTGGACTTTTTAAGGGCGGTCAGGTTGCTGCGGGTGCTCTTGAACCGTGGCACTTGGCGCAGCGGTTCACGTCTGCGCCGGTTCTTGGTAGCACGTTTATTCGTGATACTGCGCCGATGAGCCGCATTCTTGCGGCTGGCGCTGGTGCTGTTGGTCAGCAGTTTTTGGGTGATTTTTTGATTAATCGGGAGGCCGTGAGGCCGATTCCGATGTATGGTACGCCCGTTCTTCTCGGGCGGTTTTAATGTGGCCCGCCATCATTGGTGCTCTTGGTTCCGTTGGGGCCGGTATCGGCTCTTGGTTTGGGCAGAGGTCTGCAAATCAGGAGAACAAGGCCTTAGCCAAGGAGCAGATGGCGTTTCAGGAGAGGATGTCTTCGACCTCCGCGCAGCGGTCGGTGGAGGACTATACTCGCGCCGGTCTTAATCCGGCGCTGGCCTATGATCGGCCGGCGAGTTCGCCGGCGGGTTCCTTGTCCCGCGTCGATGATGCGGTTGGCAAGGGGATTTCTTCTGCTTTGCAAGCGAAGGCCTTGCAGCAGAGTTTGGAGAATGCTCGGACGGCGAATGCCGTCGCGAAGGAACAGAGCGCTGCGGATTTGACCCTTAAGGGTTCGCAGGTCGAGCGTAATTTGACTGAGGCGGCTACGTCCGCTTCTCAGAATGCCTTTTTGGGCGCTCAGCTTCGCACGGCTGATCAGTTGATCAAGTTTCGTGCGATTGAGCAGCCGTTCGATGTTCGCCGTAAGGCGGCTGAGGCTGCTATTTCTGAGTTTGGTATTGCTGGTGCTCGCAACCAATGGGCGTTAGATACCCGCTTGGGCGAGGTGTCGCCGGGGTTGCGTTTGTTTTTGCAGAGCGCTGCGAATGCAGCGCGTATTTTCCGACCTTAAGGAGGTGTTATGTCTGGTGTGAGATCGCAGGCCGATTTGCCGGAGTTGTATGGCGTCTGGTCGGATGAGGCTGCTATTTCTTTTCCGGTGGAGGAGGACCGGACTCGTCAGGAGTTCGGGGAGGAGTCCGACGTTAATGCGATTCTGCGCCGTTTTGGCGCAGGTGGTTTCGAGATGCGCCCCGTGCATTACGGGGTGCAGGATTTGGACTTGGATTTGCAACAGGTGTATACGTCTGTTGCGGTTGCTGAGGAGGCGTGGAAACGCCTCCCGGCTGGTTTGCGGTCGCGTTATAAGGCTTGGCCTGAGTTGCTGACCGCGTTGCAGCGTGGCGAAGCCTCGCTGGTGACGCCTGATGGCGTCGTAGTTGAGCCTCCGAAGGAGGCGGTAGTTCCGCCTGTGTCGTAATGACGCTGGCGGGTTGGACACATATCTTTATCTTGATAGATATGTGTTTACTGACAGCTTTGTTTTTCTTCTTTTTTTGGAGGCTCTATGCACCGGCGTTCTGAACGACGGGGTGGTAGTAAGGGGAGGTTCAATCGTCGTGCTGGTAAGACCCACTCGATGAACCTTTCTTCGCCCCTGCGGGGCGGTTGGCGGCTGTAGATGGCGTGTTTTCACCCCCTCCGGGCTTGGCGGACCGGTGGGGGTGTTGTGTTGAAGGAGCCTGCCGGTG